GCGTAGAATCGGCTGTAATCGGCGGGGTGACGGCTTCTAGCGCCTTCCATTGCCATACGCGCATGGCAGGTAGTTTCCCTGCCTTGACCCACCTGCTGACGGCAGGGCGGGACACCCCAAGTTTACGGGCTAGGGCGGCTTTGCTACCTGCGACTGCGAGGGCGGCTTGGATATCCATGAAGCGGTAAGTTAACGGGCGTGAAAAATATTTCAAGGGGGGTGTTGACATACCCGTAACCTGTGTTAACCTATCCCTGTCGAGTCAATCCACAGATAGGAGCAACGACATGAACACCACCCGCACCGAAATCAACGGCCTCACCATCGTCGCGTTTCCCGAGGTTGTTCACACCAACACTACCGTCCGCCACGACAACGGCTGCATCGGCAAAACGCAGCGCATCGAAACCTACGACGGCGACACGCTGCTGCGCGTTGAGCGCGTCGAGTTCTGGTACACGGCAGGTCGCCTGACCCATGTGGACATTCGCCCCGCCGCCGCCTAACCCCACTCCGGCGGGGGACTTCAACCCCGCCATCTTCTAGGAGCAACAGATATGCGACCCATACCCCAACACCTGCCGCCATCAATCCGCTGGGCAATTGCAGCAGGTGAATCCCGAGCAGCCCGTGACCTTGCGATGCGTCACGCCAGAGCGCACGCAGACATCCGTGCAGCGTTTGTTATTTGCGCTCGAACCAACCAACGGCTGATGTTCCAAGCCCTACAGATGGCGAGGGCAACAGTATGAAAACCATTGGCCTGTACCTGTTTTCGTTCGTCATGTTTGCCGCCCTCGCGTGGCTTGCTGTGAGGACTTTCTAATGGACGACTGGCAACAACAGCGCGAATGCGAGGAACACCGGTACTACACCGAGCCGGTCATCCTCACTTGGACGCAAGCCGATATCGACCGCCACAACGAACTGCGGCGCGAACTTAAACAGATGATTGAGGAGAGCAAGAAATGTCGGAACTTCTGAAAATCAATGTCAACGACCATGTTGAAAAGAAAGGCAACCTGTCTTACTTAAGTTGGGCGTGGGCGTGGGCTGAAGTGCTAAAGATTGACCCCGGCGCACAATGGACGGCGCACGAATGGGACAACAGCCCCATCATGATTCTGCGAAACGGCACAGCAATGGTGAAGGTCAGCGTTGAAATCAAGGGCGACATCAAGACCTGCATTCTTCCTGTCATGGATAACAGGAACAGAGCCATCGTTGACCCTGATGCGTTTGCCGTGAATAGCGCCATCATGCGTTGTCTTACAAAGGCCATCGCAATGCACGGCCTCGGCCTTTACATTTACGCAGGCGAGGATTTGCCAGAGTCGGAGAAGGTCGAGCCTAACCCCGAAGTGCTGGCGCAGATTGCGTCTGTGACTGACGCGGCTGCGCTCGTTGCCCTCTTTAAGTCGCTTGACCCCGCCATCCGCGCAACGCACATGGATGCGTTCAGCGCACGCAAGAAAAAGTTGAGTGATGGGGGTGCGGCGTGAACAAGCATCAATGGGAACGGTGTTGCGGAAGTTGCATTTTTTATGTTGAGAAAAAAGACGACGAAGGATTTTGCGGGTTTGCTTGGCCGCCATACATAAAAGCAAAGCGACAACCTGTAAGCGCATACGACCGTTGTGATTTGTACCAAGAATTGCCGGATGGTGAAGACCCATTAACTGTGTCAGAAATTGAACGGGTATTAAAAATATGATGGAACAGCGTACCGACGACTGGTTTGCGGCACGGCTTGGCAAGGTTACGGCCAGCCGCGTGGCTGATGTCATTGCCAAGACCAAGACCGGCTATGGCGCAGGCCGCGCAAACTACATGGCTGACCTTGTGGTCGAGCGGCTGACGGGTCAGAAGGCATCTTCGTTCAGCAATGCAGCGATGGAATGGGGTACCCAAACCGAGCCGCAAGCCAAAGCCGCCTACGCCGCCAAGACCGGGATACTGGTCGAGGATGTCGGCTTCATTGACCACCCGACTGTTGCGATGTCTGGTGCCAGCCCTGACGGGTTGGCCGAGGATGGGCTGGTGGAAATCAAATGCCCGAACACCGCGACCCATCTCGAATACATCTTCGACGGCAAACCGCCGCAGAAGTATGTGACGCAGATGCAATGGCAGATGGCGTGTGCCGGTAAGCCGTGGGGCGACTTTGCATCCTTCGACCCTCGTCTTCCCGAGCGGCTGCAACTGTTAGTCGTGCGCGTTCTGCGTGATGACGATTACATCAAGATGCTTGAGCAGGAAGTGACCATCTTCCTGCAAGAGTTGGACGACAAACTTAACAAACTAGAAAAGGTGACCCTGTGAATAAGCAGTACGATAACAATATGCGCGGCGTGCTCTTCAAGAACGAAAAGCGCGGCAACGAGAAGGCTCCCGACTACCGTGGCTCTGCCGTCATTGACAACATTGACCTCAACATTAGCGCGTGGATTAAGCGCAGCAGTAAGACCGGCGATGCCTTCATGTCCCTCAAGTTCGAGCCGAAGCAGGCTGCGCGTCCTAAAACGATGGCAGAGCAAAACCCCGAGAAGTTTAACGACGATGAGGATTTGCCGTTTTGAAAATCTTCATCGGATACGATAGCCGCGAGGACATCGCATACGAGGTGGCTCGTGCGTCCATTCTGGAACACATGGAGGCAGAGGTTGTCGCGCTTCGACTAGATGACCTCCGTGAGATGGGGATGTACTGGCGCGAACCAGACCCGTTTTCATCCACGGAGTTTAGTTTCAGCCGGTTCCTTGTGCCTGCGCTCTGCAACTTCAGAGGCAATGCTTTGTTCATGGACTGTGACTTTCTAGTGCGGCACAGTCTGAAGCCGTTGCTCGACTTCAACAATCCTGATGTTGCCGTGTGGTGTGTCCAACACGACTACAAGCCCACATCCCTGACAAAGATGGACGGGCAGGTACAGCGCCAATACCCGCGCAAAAACTGGTCGTCGTTTATGTGGTTCAATTGCAGCCATCCGTCAATGGGTGGGCTGACACCCGAAATCGTGAACAGCGAAACCGGGATGTATCTGCACAGATTTATGTGGGTAAACGACCGGCACATTGGTGCGTTGCCGCCGACCTTTAATTACTTGGAGGGCTGGCACACACGGGCGCAGGTTCCTGACCCGACCTGCGTGCATTTCACCGAGGGTGGCCCATGGTTCGATGAATACCAGAATGTTGAATACGCCTACGAATGGAAGCAATGGGCTGGACGGGTGAGGGCATCCGAGCGATGAAACGCATATTCCCCCGAGGCACCAGACCGGACGCTATGGCATCTGTCGTGGCGCGTATGGTGTCCAACCTTGACCCGCTCAAGACATGGGCGGTTGAGGTTACGGAGTGGAAGAAGCCGCGCACCAACCAACAGAACAAATTCCTGTGGGGTGTTTGTTATCCCTGCATTTTAGAGGGCGGTGGCGAGGCGTTGCGCGGATGGACACGCGATGACCTGCACGATTACTTTCTGGGCGAGTGTTTTGGATGGGAGACGCTAGAGGGGTTTGGCAGGAAGCGCCTGCGACCGCTCAAGCGTTCCTCTGCGCTCGACAAACAAGAGTTCAGCGATTACTTGCTGTTCCTTGAAACAAAGTGCCTTGATATGGGCATCGTGATACCGGAGCCGTCGTATGAAACTGCGTAAAGAAGCCCGAGGGCGAGGCTGCATGGTGCGTATTCCCGAGGTGTGCAACCACAACAGCGAGACAACCGTGCTGGCGCACTACCGGCTTGCCGGGGTATCTGGCATAGGCATGAAGTCGCCCGACATCCTTGGCGCATGGGCCTGTAGCGCGTGCCACGATGCTATCGACCGTCGAGCGCATACCGACCTCGACCGGGACTATGTGCGCCTGTTGCACCTTGAAGGCATGGCGCGAACCCTCGCACAATTGAACAGGGAGGGACTACTGTGACCTTTATGGTAGACACGCCGTACACCCCGGCGTACATCCGCAACGAATTCCTATATGACCACCAGACGGGCAGCGGGGAGTTTACCCCCTGCACCATCTTCGGGTTTCGCGCCGAACCCGCCCGAGTACCCATGTTTAGCGTTATGGCGGCCTGTGGGGCGCAATGGGCGAGGGTGCCTATCCATGCCCTTGTGTCGAAGCCATGCCCTCCAATGGCTTTAGAACTCGCCTGCTGGTGGGACTCGTTTAGCCGCCATGCCGAGGTGCGTGAAATGGAGTTTCTGCGGGGTCACCGTGTCCGCGCCCGTGGCAGGGACGGAGTGTGGAGGCCGGGGGTCTACCTGTTCAGCATCTTCTGGCACAACGGGGGATGGTCGGAGGTCAGCGACCAGAGCAAAGACCACCACATCATTCGACTGGAGGCTGGGCCGCTTATCGCCTACCCCAACAACAAACTGCATTGGGTTGACCCGAGCCACCTGTCGGGCGACCCGCCGCGAGATTGGAAGTCACCGTCACAGTCCTACAGCGTGGAGGCACTATGGTTAGATGGTTCGTCAACTGGTTCCGCAACATAAAGTTACGCAGGCACCACGAATGGAGCCGCGTCCCAAAGCCTAATTGGGCGTGCAGCCGAGGCTACCGAGACACTTGGTAAACGGCTGGCGAGTCGTCTAACGGTCGGACAACGGACTTTGACTCCGTGAATGAAGGTTCGATTCCTTCCTCGCCATCACACCCTGCGCTCAAAGTGCGGCACATCCTTAAATGACTTCCAGAACCCGCCCCATTGGTTCTTGGGGTTCAGGCTCTGCCAATACTCACCGACCGGAGTAAGCGCCGGGATGTCGTAGGTCAGTTTGCCGTCGCGGAAGAAATTTAAGTCGATGGCGCACCGCTTGAGGTGGATGCTGTTCATCGTCTTGGAGCGGCCCGTCTTGACATAGATGGCTTGCTGTTCCGGGGTACGGGCAAGTTCACCGCCCGTCACGACAAAGCCCAACTCGGTCGCCTTGTTGATGAGTTTGGCGACATCCAGCAGGAACGCCGCCTGTTCTGCTACGAGACTCACTTGATAGCCTCCTTGAGTGCGTCGGTCTTGTCCTTGCTCGACTGACTGCTACCAAAGTAG